CTGTTGTACAACTGGTTGTTGCTTTGCATCCTGCTTGATTATTTGCAGAGCTTGCTGTTTGATCTCTGGCTGTTTTGATTTGTCAATGATTTCTTGAACATCATAACCTTGTTGCTTTGCTTGAACCAACTCTTGCTTGACATGCTCTTTGTCTTTCATGAGACTGCTGTTCATTAATACAGTACCTGTAATTGTTGCAAGAGCTACAGCAACTGCTACAGTAGCCAGCTCTTTCATCAATGACTCATTTAAAACTTGCTGGTTGCTGTAAAACTCATTAAAATTCTGCATGTTGTTATTTAGGCAATTCTTTTTCTGTCAATATCAAAAACTCCCAACCTTTTTTACTGCACCACTCTCTTGCTGCAGCCCATTTGGCCAAGTTGATATCATAAGTTGCTTGCTCATAAATGAGTGTAGATTTCTTTTTGTTGCCATGTGTAGTAGGCTTGAGAGTCTGTCTGTAAGGTTTGACTTCCACCAAATAATGCCTGATGTTTTCACCTTCCTTGATTACAATGGCACAGTCCACAAAGTATCTATGAGCTTTGTGATCCACTGGGCTAACATAAGGAATAATGATGCTCTCTGAGCTCCATTTGAGTACATTATCGTTTTTATCCATCCATCTGAACAGTCGCAATTCCATGCTGGATCTGTATGTTGGAATGCCATTGCCAACGTATTTTTGTACATTGACTGGCTTGTAAAGTCCTTGCTTGTATGTTGCGTGCTTGCTCACGTTGATTATTTATGCAGCTCAAAGACCAGATGACCACAATCCCATATGCGTCTCCATTTTCTTTCCAACATGATTTGTTTTTCTGTCATGCTGCTGCTGTAGCCTTGCTTAACTAATTTGTGTTTTTGAAAGTTGGCGCGGTGCAACACTACCTGTGAATCAGTATACCAATAACTAGGAGGTGTTTGTTTAATGAATTTAAATCCTATGCTTTGATAAAAGCTTGCATCATTACAATATCTCAAATCAGCATAAGTTGCAATGCTGGCAAAAACATAATTCTTTATAAAATGTTGCAGCAATTTGGATGCACCACCAGTTACTTGTGTATGCAACTTGCTGCAGAATCTCAGCAGTTCATATTTTTTAAGCTTGGTGATTTGTCTTGATCCAAATGTCATTGCAGCAACTATTTCGTTGTTGTAAGCCAGTCCTAACGCAATTTGTGAGTTGTCATTGCCTTGAATGTGATTACTGTTGAGAAATTGCTTTTTGTCTTGACTGTTGAGTGTTATTACTGTGCATTTTCTTGCATAAATTCTGTTGCGATACACACCAATTTTGCTCAAAATAATGGATTCAACAATGCTTCTCTTGTTGTTCCACTCATTCTCAAAAATTTGCAACAACTGAATGCCTTTGGCATTGCACATTCTTTTCTTCTGAACGTGATTAAACTTTTTTGTGCCTTCTGATGTTGCGTTGTTAGGATAAGTTGTTCCAAAGCTATGCCACAACAAGCCATGGTATTCAATGCCTAGTTTTTTATCAGCAATGTATATATCAATTTCCTTGCCTTGCAAAATATCTCTACTGTTTCTTTGACATTCAATGCCATGGCTCTGCAAAAACTCTGCAATCTGACATTCAGCTCTGGATTTGTTGGGATTTATGCCAGCGCAATTGTGACAAATTAAATCTTTGTATCTTGCGTTAGTCAACTTTCTGGTAGCAGTTTCTTTGCATACATTGCATTGCAGCAAGTATTCAGATTCACCATGATTGCTGCAATCATTAATGATTGTAAAATTTTGCTGTTTGATGCATTCATGAATATCATTAACCATGGCTTCATAGTAACTTTTCTTGCTGCTGGTCTCACTATAACCTTTGAGAATGTTAATGTAAGTTGCTTTTTGACCTGTTATTCTGCACAATTGTGGTTGTTGATTGTGCAGCATCAAATAGAATCGCTCACTCCAGTTGATGTCTTGCAACAACTCATGTTGAGTGTATTGTATAATGCTGCAAAGAACATCCATGTTTTCTCGCATCACTTTGCTGTCAACAAAAGAATGCAATTTTCCATTGTTGGTTGCATGCATCCTCAATTTAATAAAGTCTATGCACTGTTGTATGTTGGCATGCGTATAAGTTTGTTGTTGCAGCATTGCATTGAATTGTTGTTGTATTTCAATGCATTTAGTTTTTGTATTACTTTGCATTGTTTTGTTGCGTATTTTGTGTGCATTACTCTTGCCACTCACTTGTGCAAAACAGTGCTTGTTAGGCATCCACCGCAATGGTGCTCCAGAAAATGGACACACAGGCTGCTGGGTTATATTGTTTGTATAACAATAAACTCTTGATGCAAAACAAGCATCAGGTTGCAAGAAATTAGTACAATGCATGATAGCCTTGTACAATTCACTGTTTTTGAAACCTTTTGATATAATGATTGCAGTGTTGAGTTTGCCAGTTTTATTGTACAATGTACAGACAGTATATTCCATATTACTATTTATCACATACATGTGATAATCATATATAATTTAACAAAAAAATAGCGTGCTTAAGCACGCTATTTTCATATTGTTACCTTACCAACTCAGCAAAGTTGGTTGATGTTCTGGTTGCTCTGAAGTTGACCAAGATAAATTCTGCAACACGTACCGGTTTGATGTAAATATCAACTACCAATTCATTAGCATCAATGACATCTGGTGTATTATTACGCTCATCACAAACAATGAGGTAATCATACAAGCCTTGGTCATTTTTGGCTTGCTCAAAGTAAGGGCGCAAGTCATCCACCAAGCGTGTGCGAGTGTACAATGTGTTGGGTTCAAACACATAATATTTTGCAACAGCCTTGGTTTGTTTCTCCAACAGCAAGAACAAGCGGCGCACATTGACGCGATCAAATACACCAGGTGCTTTTTGCAAGGTCTTTTGACCAAAAATGACAATGCCATCACGTGCAAAGAATGTTACAGGGTTGAGATTGAACTTGTAAAGGTCATCACGTTGTTTTTGATTTGGTGTCAAAACAATGTCATCAACACTTAATACACCGCGTGTAAAGCCAGCAGGAGCCCACCATACATTGCGATCTCTATCAGTCTTAGCATATTCAGATGCTACAAAGCCTGAGCTTGGCATCCAAACATTTTCATTGCTGTAACGATCATTGATTCTCACCCAGTTAGCATACATTGCTGCATAGCTGGTGTTAGTCAATTCAAATTGATGACGCAGTGGAGAGAATACATGCTGTGACCAGTTCTTGTCAGCTTGTGGCAAGATTTTGCTGTTTCTGCCCAACACCAACAATTGGCGAATTGGATCAGAGATGAACATATGGTCTCTGCGAACGCTTGAAGCAAAGTTGTCAAATATATTGAAGATGGTGGTGTAATTGCCACGCAAATCAAGATTAGTATCACTTGGAACTTGATATGCACCAGTTGTGCACATGGCAGCAATGGCTTCTGATAAACTTGCTGAATTTGTCAAGTCATCATAAGTACCACTGGCTGATAAAATTTTGCTGATTGCATGAATTGTGCCTAAACCAGCTTCAACTGTCAAGTCCAGGTCATACACTTCATCATTTTCCAACAATTGCAGAACTCTTTCAAGTTTCAATGGTACACTGCCAATTTGTTTGTCAGCTGGCAGCAGTGTTGCATATGTACCTAATGCATAAAGGTTGTCTGTTTTGGTTACAGCTGCAACTGCAACACCATCTACAGGATAACCAATGGTTGCAGATACAGCTGCATATGCAGCAAGTTGTGCAGTAAGATTGTTGATATAAGCAGCTGAAAGTGTAGTTGAGTTCAGTTGTGAAGAGTCGAAGTCAATGTTGGTTTGTGATTCCAGTTGATTGCTTGCAACACGAGCTGATTTTGTTGGAAGTCCTGCACTGCCAAGCCATGTCAAGCTGTTTCTGTTGGAGATAAAGTCATTGACCATGACTGTAACATTGCGAGAATCACTAGCACGTGTTTCAAGGAAGAATGATCTTGAAGGTCCACCGTTTGGATCATTGATCAAGCTATGGAAATCCAAGCTGCCTACAATTCTCTCTTCCAGAATGTAATCAAGAACAATGGTATCAGGTGCAAAAATGCTTTGACGCAGCTTGAAAATGCCTAATGATAGTGTATCATTGTATACTGGGCTGTTGAGATTAAATGACTCAAGGTTCTCCATTACTTCTGATACTGAACCAGCTGTGCCTGCTATACCAGACAATGAGAAGTTGAGACGTTGTTTTGGAATTTGTGCATTAAAAGCTGTTCTATTTGCACTGCTGGTGATTGTAAATGCTTTGAGAACACTGTTGTAATCAGTTGCAGGGTTAACACTGGTATTGTCAATGACTGCAACATAATAACCTTCATACTTGTCGTTGATGGTTGTTTGAGCAGTGTTGAATATAATCATGCCTGCTTTACCAAAATCAGAAATACCAGCAATGGTTCCGCCACTAGCAATATTTGAATTGGACCATGTAAATGCCTCACCTTTGATGCACTGATCATATTGCTGTTGTGTCAAGCTGAAATGTATTGGTTACCCAAATGTATAAGATGTAGCAGTTGAAAGGTTTGCTGCAG